TTTATCTTTTTTCAAAAGAATCTTGTGGACCTTGTAAGTTGGTGGATAAATACATGTCCTCCATCAAAGATGAACGCACTTCTCTTTTAGAGAAAGTAGACCTTGAAGATTTTAGTGATACCCCAATCCCTCAAGAGAATCTTGACCTTGCATCTAAGTACGGTGTTACGGCTACACCAGTATTAATTATTGCATCGCCCTCTGGATTGAAACTTGAAGAAAAAATTGGAGGTATGCAAATCACCCAAAACATCAGAAAGTTATTTGATCAGTATGCCTAATCCAAACGCACTTTATCAGGACATGCAGAAACTCGATGATATGTATGAAGAGTTGATGTGGCATCCTGATGATAAACTACAATTCACTCATGATGGTAATAAAATCATCATTACAAACAAAACACTAGAGGAAAAAAACAATGTTTAATGACAAAGCAGAAAAATTGAATGGTCGTGCAGCAATGATTGGATTTGTTGCAGCAGTAGCATCTTACTTCAGCACTGGCCAGGTCATTCCAGGAGTATGGTGATGTTGTTATTAGCGACTTGTATGTTAGGTGCATTTATAATTCATTCTGCATTTAGCGATACTGACGTTGATGATGATGATGACATGAGTGGTGGGATGATGATTCCTGCCACTGTCCCCACTCCTTGACAACCACAACCAAATAAACTATAATTCCTTGGAGGTTAGTCGCCTCCTTTTTTACTAAATATCCCCGTGCCGTGAGGAACTTAGATCCTATAGCGGATGTCGAATTCTATTATTTTTAATGCTTAAAAAATTCTTGCCACTCGCAATGGTATTTCCTATCTCTGCTGCTTGTGCTTATCCCACTATCAGTGAGATTAAAAACCCTCCTATCGTTGATGTGAGTGTCAATGAAGAGAAGGCAATGCCCATTGAAGTGGTATCAAAAGAGTGGAAGTGTCCTACCTGCTCACCCAATGAACAGTATGTCCTCAACCAACTCCAAAAGAAAACCCGAATCTCAGATCGCAATGCCCTTGCAACGATCATGGGAAACATTAAATCAGAAAGCAACTTCCATCCCAACATTTGCGAGGGAGGGGCTAGAGTTCCTTACAACGCTTGCCATCGGGGTGGGTATGGTCTTATTCAGTGGACCTCAATAAATCGTTATCGTAATCTTGGTAAGTTTGCCACTAAATATGGTTATGATCCTTCTAGTCTTGAAGGACAAACAGCATACATGATTAATGAATCTGTCTTCCAACGTTACCTTCCAGAGTTTGAAGGAACTGGACGCACAGTTTCTCAATATATGGTTCCTGCCTATTATTGGTTAGGATGGGGAATCAAAGGTCATCGTGAGCTATATGCATATGAGTATACTAAAAAAATGGTATTTACATGATTAACACCGTTACAAATTTCCTTAAATCATTTCTAATTCCTAAAGATAAACTGGAATGTATAATTGATGAAGAAAAAGTTGACTGCGATCAACTAAATGACCCAGAACCTCCTTATCTGGGAGTTCCTGCTCCAGTGATTATGCCTATCGATGAATGGTTTGTTGACTCTAGTATTGAACCTGTAAAAACTGAAAAGCAAATTACTCATGAAGAAATGCTTGAGGAAGCAGCACGTCGTGAGGAAGAAAATAATCAAAGCAATGAGCCAGAAAACATTCATCAAGTGATGTATGAAATGGCAACTTCTTCCTGGACTACTGTGGGAGAAACTCAAGGCGGTTCTGAAAATGTTTGGCAATCTGGCAATGGACTGGGACAATTTCGATGAGTCTTGATGATTGGCGTTATAGTGATGACAGAATGAAAGTGAGAGAACAATCACTTAAAGTTTTGTTAGCAAAGTTTGGACACCAAATGGAAGGAGTAACACCTAAATATTCAAACCAATCTATCTACGAGTGTGCCCATGACTGGGTTTCTCAAGGTAATATGCACACTGCGGGGATTGTAAAATACTACGAGGCATATTATGCAAAAAGTAATTAATGTTATTGCTCTGCTATCAGGACTGACTTCATTGGCAGTCATTGGTGGTGGAGTTTTTATCTATAGTAATATTGATAAATGGAAAGAAGAGGCAAGGGAAAATCTTGCTAATGCTGCAGTTGAAGCAATTGCAGAAGAACTTCCTGGATTAATTGATTCTTCTATGCCAAGTATTCCAGAAGTTACAGGACCAGCTCTTCCATCTACAACAGGACCTAATATTAATCTACCATGAAAAAAATTATCATGAGTTTGTTGGCAGCAGCATCATTAACTGCTCCAGCATTGGCTGATAACTCTAAAATCACCAAGGGTTATAACACTATGGATTCTATGGGGTGTATGATTCTACGAGAATGCACCGATGGAGTCGAAGAAGTCTTTAGTCTTTTGGATATTTCTAGTCAGTATCCCAATACTGAGTCTTTTACATATGTTTCTGTTGAGTTCAACAACATGCTTGTTTCCCTTAATCAAGTCGGAGTTAAGGTGTTTCTAGCAGATCAAAAGTATTTCCCAGCAGGACATCGTGGTGTCTATCACACTGTAAGTAATAACTTTTTCTTGAACAAAGCATATATGAACCGCCCATCTACACTTATGACTGTGATGCGTCATGAGGGTTGGCACGCTGCACAAGATTGTATGGCAGGTAGTATCAAGAATAGTATGATTGCTATCATTAAACCAGAAGAGGATGTTCCTAAAGTTTGGAGAGAGATGGTTGAAAAAACTTATCCATCATCTGCTGTGCCTTGGGAAGCAGAGGCAAAATGGGCTGGACTTACTGAAGGTATGACAATGAAAGCACTTCAGGCATGTGCTTTGGGTGAGATGTGGAAAGTTTATCCACCAACACCATTGACTCGTGAATGGTTGGTTGAGAACGGACATCTTCCTAAATAGAGATGCCTTGTCTTCTACTCAATGCTAGGAAATAAATCTAAAGCAAAGGAAGTAGAAGAGCATAAGGACCATGATGAAGATAAGAGTGAAGTTCTTGGTAATCTGGTGAAAGTTGTCGTACTTATTTGGTCTGCATCTCTTCTCACATTCAGTTACGTTCGTTTACCAAACGGTCAGAAGATTCTTGACTTCGACCCTACATTTATCGCTTCGGTCTTCTCTGGTTCATTAGCCGCATTTGGATTGTCTCCCGCTAAAGCAGGTGGTGCTACCGCTAAAGCAGCACCAGCGATCAAAAAGGAAGAACCATCTGTAGTATCTGCAGTTGAACCTAAGAAACCATGAATAGAGTATTAAAACAATCTACAGAATCTGTAGGTGAAACCCCATCAACACCAAAACAAATCTCTCCATTTAAGTGGTTTGTCATTGGTGTTGGTGGGGTTATTGCTGTAGCACACATTGGTGTTCTTGGTCATTTGATAAAGAAAGAACCTGCTACTCAACAACCACCTACATTTAATCTTCCTCGCGGCCCATATTCATCTTATCGAATTAAGGCGGGTAAGGATGGATATGAAATTGAATATCGTGCAAATGATCCCAAAGTTTTGGAATCTGAAAGATCGATGAATCTTAATAGAACTAGACAGGGATGGTTTGGTGGTGGTACAGAAAAACGTGATGAATATCGTCGCGATCAATATACTATGGAAGGTGTGAGAAATATGGGAGGTGCAACAGGTGAAGAGGGAAAGTCTGCAAAAGACATAGAGTGCATCGTGGCGGACGCTGGAGCACGGTCACAAGGTGCGATGGCAGGTAGTGCTATTTCTGCTGGAGTTATTGTTCCTGCTGTAATTAATATTCCCTACATTGGGTGGTTAGCTGCAGGATGGGCAACTCTTCTAGGACAAAATGTTGGCTCGGAACTTGGTTCTGAAGTTGGATCTATGATTAATGATTGCTAATGAAATTTGATTTAGATATGGAGGATTTTACAATCCTCCAAAATGCATTGCATTATTATAAACATGTTGAGAAACGAGGACATTTCTCAAAATTTGATGAAGAACGTGTAAATAGGTTGAGAGATAAACTCTCCTATCAAATGATACCTAGTAAAAATAGTAAAGATGGAACTGTTCCTTCGCCCCCTCGCGGATGTAAATGACCCAACTTGGAGTGTAGTTGTTTCCCTTGCCATTCTTTTGGCAGGGGTTTTGTATTATGTCGCATATATACTTCGTATGGCAAATAATGAAATGAAAGATGAGCGACCTGACGAATAAGGATGCAGAACAGGATTCTAAACTTGCTGTTCTAGAAAGTAGAGTAGAAAGTTTTAGAGAAAGAGTTATTTCTTTAGAGGAACGTATGAAAGAAGTTCCTCAAATGAGTGAGTTGGATTCTTTTGCAAGTCGTA